TGACAGTATCTAAAAAAGCAACTACATTAGGAAAACCCAAACAAAACACCCCTTTTTAACACCCCATGAAAAAAAAAGAATTTGAACCAAATTGGAGAGATTTGCAAGTTTTTTGCAATGTTGAATGTAAAAAACCAAAAGGTAATTTAGTTTTTAAAGCGTTTTTTCCAAGATACAAAAATGATAATTGGACAACTTTGTTCCAAACAGTTTATTTTGTAGAGAGCAAATGAAAAATTATAAAAGATCTGCTGTTGATAGAGAAGTTACCTTCAATGCACCTAAATACACTTGTTATGCTTGCAATGATACAGGCATAGTTAATAACTCAGACAAGCTAATAAACAATCATTTACCAGACTATGACATTGATGACAAGGGAAGGCGGTTCTCTGGTCAGGATTTAGCTCTGATATGTTACTGCAATGCAGCTAACGCTCAATACGATATAGATGGTCAGATAATCTCTCATGGTTACAGAGATTCAGATGGTCACATAAGAAACAACATTGGTGTTGACATACCTATCGACATTGTTCGAGATATACACAATATGAGAAAAGAAGGCTGGTCTAAAACAGAAAAGCTTATGAATAAGCTCATACAAAAAAACATAAAAGATCAAAAAACTGTATTACCACCAGAAGCTCAAAAAGTAAAAGATCAACTAGCAAACTTTCAAATTAAATCATTATGACTAACTACAAATACCGTCCACATCACACCCCAGAGTACAGGCAAGCAAGAAACGAAATTATCCTTCGTATGAGAAACGAAGGCTATTCACTTCAAAAAATTGGTGACAGGTTTAATGTCACAAGAGAATACATAAGACAAATCTTACAAAAAGAATTTGATATTACAGGCTGCATTAAATTTGTTGCTGGGCAAGAAGCCTTACATGGTGAATATACTTCTCTTGATATTGCAAAAATGTTTGACACACCAACAAGCACCATAAACTTTTGGCTTTTAAATAATTGGATCCCAAAACCTACAAGATTACTTGATAAGTCAAAAAATCGAGGACTTGATAAAAAGTTTTGGAAAAAAACTGATATTGATAAATGGATACAAATTAGATTGAAACATTTAAAAATACAACTTGAAAAATCTATAAAACGTAGAATGAGCCACCCAGCACCCTATAGATTTGACCATCACAAAGTACAAGAGCTTTATAAGATTCTACAAATGGCAAAAGCTGGTGATATAAAAAGTTTTACTCTTTATAAAAATGGAATACCAGATGAAGTGATGCAAGAATTTAATAATCTTATCAAGCCTGTTCAATACACACCAACAGACTATTCAAAATATATCAACATGAAGACTACTGAAGATTATAAAAAACTAGGCTTGTTTGATGCTTGTAAAACTCAAAAGATTATAAATATCCCTAATACAACTATGAAAAGATATAAGAAACTTGGTGTTCTTAAAGAAAACGAACACTACATCGTAGGAGAGCATTACCACCACAGAACTATGTATTATCCAGAAAAAACAAAACAAGCAATCATAGATGCTGGTTATGACCAGAAATTAGCTGATGCACAAAAAAAAAGGTGGGCTAAAAAAAATGTTTTGTAGAGCTAAAAAACTTCCACCTTTTAAATTGGTAAAAGAACTTCTAAACTACAACATCATTACTGGTGTCTTTACTTGGAAAATAAAAAAATCAAACAAAAAAGCTGGTTCTATTGCTGGTAGGGTTACAAACAAAGGTTATGTTTATATAACTATTAATGGCAAAGGTTATGCTGCTCATAGGCTTGCTTGGCTGTTAGTTACGACTAAAGATCCCTATCCATATGAGATAGATCATAAGGATGGTGATACTGGAAATAATGCTTTTCACAATTTAAGAAAAGCTACAATACAACAAAACAGTAGTAATAGAAAAATAGGGTCCAATAATACATCAGGATATAAATCAATTTCATTTATGCCTAATCAAACCTTAAATCCTTACTATGTTTGTATAAGTCAACAAAATAAAAGCTATTCACTAGGTTCTTTCTCTACATTGGAAAAAGCAATTAAAGCTAGAGACATAAAAGGAAAACAAATCTATGGTGAGTTTTATAGGCCATAACTATGAAAAACAAAGACTACGACAAGTTCAATACAGACCGCATTGCAGCCGCCAAAAAACGGATTGATGAACTTTTATATTTAGTCGGAAACTGGGAAAAACAAAGTAAATCGACAAAATCTAACGATTGACGCTACATTTAGAAAAATACTTATTTTTGTGGCTTCAATAAACGATTTACAAAACGATCCTAAAAATGCTCGTAAACGTACAGACCGATCTGCAAAACTAATAAAACAAAGTCTTGAGCAATATGGGGCAGCAAGATCAATAGTAATTGATGAAAATAACCGCATACTTGCAGGAAATGGAACAATTGCGGGGGCAAAAGCCGCAGGGATTAAAAACTTAAAAATAATTGAAGCAGATGGTGATGAAATTATTGCTGTTAAAAGATCAAATCTTACAGAAGATCAAAAAGTAGGATTAGCAATAGCAGATAATAGAACAGGTGATCTTTCTGAGTGGGATATAGATATGCTTGAACAACTATCAAAAGAGCATGATTTAAATGATTTTTTTGATAAAAAAGAGCTTGATGACATACTTTCTAAAAAAGAAGTATTACCAACAGAAGGTTTAACAGATCCAGATGATGTTCCAGAAGTTCCAGAAGAACCTATTACAAAAGAAGGTGATTTATATATTCTTGGTAATCACAGGCTTTTATGTGGTGACTCCACAAATATTCAGCACGTTGAAAAACTTATGGATAATAAAAAGGCTGATATGGTTTTTACTGATCCTCCTTATGGAATGTTTTTAGATACTGATTGGTCAAATTTAAAAAATACATATGTTTTTGGCAAAGTAGAATCAAAAAAATATAAAAAGGTTATTGGTGATAATCAAGATTTTCAACCTGATTTGATTAATACAATTTTTGCAAACTTTAACTACTGCAAAGAAATATTTTTATGGGGTGCAGATTATTATTCTGAATTTTTACCAGATAAAAATAATGGATCATGGGTTGTTTGGGATAAGCGATTAAATGATTCAGCAGATAAAATATTTGGTTCTTGTTTTGAGCTTTGTTGGTCAAAAAATAAACATAAAAGAGAAATTGCTAGAGTCAAATGGGCAGGCCCTTTTGGCACAGAAAAAGAGCATGATAAAAAAAGAGTACATCCAACACAAAAGCCAACTTTGCTTGTGGAGTATTTTTTTGATAAATGGTGCAAAGATTTTTTAACTGTTGTTGATTTATATGGTGGATCTGGCTCAACTTTAATTGCTGCTGAACGTACAAACAGACACGCTTACCTCATGGAACTTGATTCTAAATATTGTGATGTAATAGTTAAAAGGTGGGAGGATTTTACAGGCAACACCGCAAAACGTGTATCATTTAGTTAATGGGTAAAAAAGGAACTCAAGCTGAAACAATAGTAAGGTCACAGAAGTTTGCTCGTATTATTGCAAATGGTGGTCGTAGATCAGACTGCGTTCGTTATGCTTCGGAAAACTGGGGGGTAGGAGAAAGAAGCGTAGATAAGTATTTAGAGATAGCTAGGGAGGAGCTTAAGAAGGACTGGGACATGGAAAGACCTCAGATGATAGCTGATCTTTTGGCTCAATGCAGCACCTTACAGATGGAAGCTAGAAGGTCTGGTCAATATCACATTGCTTTAGGTGCAATTAACACCGCAGCAAAATTAGCTCATCTTTGTTCGTGAGTTATTTAGATTCAGTTATAAGTGGTAATGTTTTGGATCATGGGTTGACTACCTCTGATATTAATACTGATGAGTTGTTAGATCGTATAAGGGCAGACTTACACCCACCACAACAACAGTTTTATGACAATAAATCTGAAATAGTTGGACTTTCTGCTGGATATGGAGCAGGGAAAACTAGGGCGTTGTGTAGTATGGCAGTTAAGTTAGCTGCAATGAATATTGGATTTATTGGTGCTGTAATGGAACCTACTGCCCCATTGATTAGAGACATATGGCAAACAGATTTTGAGTTGTTTCTTGAGCAGTATGAGATTCCATACACTTTCAGAGCTAGTCCGCTTCCAGAATATACTTTGCACTTCAAAGAAGGTGATAGCAAACTACTATGCAGATCTTTTGAAAATTGGTCTAGAATAATAGGTCTCAATCTTAGTCATGTGTTGGTGGACGAAATTGATGTGGTATCTCCAACTATTGCAGACAAAGCTTTCCCAAAGATACTGGGACGACTAAGGGCTGGTAATGTTCGCCAGTTTTGTGCAGCCAGTACACCAGAAGGATTTAGATGGCTATACAACACCTTTGGTACAGATGAAGCAAAGGAGAGAACCGACAGGCAGCTAATCAAAATGAGGACTCAGGACAATCCACATTTGCCCAGTGACTTTATTGAACGTATGCAAAGCAACTATGATCCATCAATGTTGCAAGCATATCTAAATGGAGAGTTTATCAATCTAACTACAGGTCAGGTCTATGACCGCTTTACCAGAGAAAACAATGTCACTAATATTAAGCCTGACATAGGACTAGAGCCTTTGAGAGTTGGCATGGACTTCAACATAGGCAACATGAACGCAGTGATTGGTATTGTACAAAATCAAAAATTGTTAATATTTGATGAGATTAGTGGCAGTCACGATACAGATAGCATTGCCCAAGAGATCAAAGC